CAAACCTTCATCTGTTCTATAGTTATAGCACCAAAGCACACAGTTGTCAGGTGCTTTAATTTTTCTATGGATAATAAGTTTTTTATCTTGATGACGCCAAGTAAACATAAGCTCTGCTCCAAACAAGCGGCCCATTGTTTCTCTGCTTTGTTGTAAGAAGTCAAATGTAGCTAATCCACCTTTACGTGAAGAGCCGAGCAAGTATGTTTGCATGTATGCTGATTGAAATGGTTCAAAATCGTTACCACTACTTGCACTTACACCAGTTGTACGTCTAAAGATATCACGTACTTCAATAACTTCGGTTGGTAATGTATATTCACTTTGATCAACTAATAGTTCCATAACAATAAAACTTTCTTCGACTGCATTTTCACTTCGCTGTCTATACTTTTGTAAACTTTTGTTAATAGCTAGTTCATAATGTTCTGGATCAAGCTCAACGTCGACCATTCCTCCGCCTAAACGAAGTTCAATTTCTTTTTGTAATTCTGCTTTTTTACTCATGAATACATTCTCCTGGAATTCTTTTCCTTACTATGTATTTATCATAGTACCTAGATATTTAACATACGTTCACCGTACCTAACAGGATTCTCTAAGCATTCATTGAGATAATGTCTAGCTGATTGACGCCAGGCTGCATAACAATCGTCTTTTAAATCTTCTATAAATAAGATTTGTTCAAAATCTGTAGTTCTATAATAATCCATATCATGTTTATATGTGAAATCAATTAGATCATCAGTTGAAGATGTATGTTTAAAGCTATGTGTTTCAATTATGTCAGGTGTATGTGAAGTATAAGTTAACCCATTCCATGCTTCGTTGACATCACTAAATGGTTGATATATGTTATTGCATGTGGGTAATTTATAATCTAGGAAAATAATTTCTGTAGATTTTTTCTGAGCCCATCTTGCATGTAATCTACTTCCGCCTGGATGTATAACATGACCATTCTTAGAATTTTGTGAATAACATACTGGTTTGTAATGTATTTCTTGATCTGCCATCCACAAATATTGAATTAAATGTCTACACATCTCACTTGTAGGATTTTCAATAAAGTTTGATGGATCATTAATAAAAAAATCATAATTATCATTAATAGAGTGCCAATTATTTCTAACAAAAGTTATATGACGAGTCATATGACTTATAGCTTGGTCTTCTATATTATAAATTGTGCTTGCTTCTAATGTTCCTATATTGCCACCTAATTTTATATGATTGTTATACCATCTTACAAAATCATTGTATGCACTCATTTTAATAAGTCCTCAGAAAGTTCCACTAATGTATCAGCATACTTTATATCTACTTCAGAATCAGTATTTAATTTATCAATGTTAGGTACTTCTTTATTTGCTAAGTCTTCCAAGAATATATAATTAGTTTCATCTGGGTTTAAGTAGCTTATATCCAGCTCGTCCATGCTTACATGCTTTAGTTTATCTACTACATTACCTAAGAATGGATCTCTGATATCAAAGAATTCATATCTACCTGTTTCAAATATAAAGAACTTTCTAAAAACATAATCATCTTTTACAAATGCACTTAGATGTGGGAAGCGTCTAACAATTCTTGCACTCTTAGGACCAAACAATGTACCAGAGAATACATATATAATTTTCCATATTCCTATTTTTGTTAGCTCTTGTACTGCTACATCAAAATCTAGTCTATCTTCAAATAATACAATATTGTTAAAGCCGGCATGTTGAGCAGACTCAAGTGATAACTTTCCTAGTTTCTGATCTAAATCAACATCAAGCGAGGGAGTTTCAGTGTTCTTACAATCTATAATTACACCAAACTTATCGTCTTCGTTTTTGTTAAAAATTTCATATGGATTAATAAATGCGAACATTAAAATACCGCCAGTATTATTGTTTCGTCGTTGAACCTACCATTAAGTTTTGTTTCTGTTGTTTTTAGTGTAGCAAACAACTTCTCTGTTTTAGATCTTGTTGTTTTTTTAATCTGTGGTAAAAACTCATCTGTTTTACGAACAGTTCGTTGTACACTCTTATTCTCATCATATCCTTGCAGTGTTGTACCTTTAACACTAAGTCCGCTACCTTCACGTTGCATTCCTCTTGGGTCTATATTACTTGCATAGTAGAGACCAATTTTACGATTCTTACAATTGAATACCATGGCAATATTTGCCCCAATTAATTTTTCTGCGGGTACACTTGCAATACCATAGTTAGTATCACTCATTTTAAACTTCAACTTTTTAACTAACTGATCCGCTGATTTAAGTTTTGCTTTACGTGGCTTTCGTTGTGCTTTATTTTCTACAGAAATAATATCACATGCATCAACAATACGCTGGAACATTTCCAGTATACTTTTTGCTTGTTTAGATGTTAAATGATTGTATCCTTCTTTAAGTTGAGCATACATATCTTGATCGTACTCGCTCATCTTTTTTAGTTTAGCACTGGTTGGAAAATTTACTAAGTCATAAATCTCATCACGCTCGCCTTGATACCAAGTTTTAATTAAACGTGCATGTCCGGCTTTGGCTTGTTCACGTCTAAGAATTTTTGCTGGTTCAAATTCTTTTAGTGCTTTAGTATCATGTGTTTCTAAAAATGAAACTACAAATTCTTCTATTTCAGTAGCCATTACAATACATGCTTCACGCATACGTTCTTGTATAGTAGGCTGATATGTATTTGCTTTTTCTTTTACAATTTCTTGTTTAGCCTCAAGTATAGGTTTGCCGGCTTTTATTGCAATTTTAATTTGCTTTCGTAAGAATTCACCAAGTGGTTTTAGGTCACCCATTGTGCCTGGTAACGACTGCCAATATTCATCTGCTTTTTCGTTGTACTCTGGCATTCCAGATAATATTAATTTTGCTGTAATGCCTGCTGTTACACTCAACGAATGCCCTGGTGCGGCCTTTACTGCTTTTATATCTTCTTTGGTAAACTCATCACCTTGTTGTATCATCCATGCACCAACGGCTGGATAAAGATCTGCAGGTTTATAATTGTGGTAATACCATTCACGGGCATGTGTTGACTTGCGGTGAAATTCTTCACCTGTCCAATCTTCCCATCCTTCCCATGATGGTGAATCAAGTTTAGCGCCTCGTTTAATACGTGGAGCGCCTCTGACAACCTTTTTCTTTTTTCGGGTTTTTATATTTGTTGTTGCCATTTGATTTCTCCATTAAGTTTAGCATATATGTTAATACAGTTTGTTAGTTTTGTCAACCTACTCGTTTTCAAACTCACTATCTAGTGTTTCTTGATCAACATCTTCGAACCATACATCTTCCATTGCAATTACGTCTGCTGGCATATCTTCGAATTTTACAGTTTGATTTAACATTTTGGTTCCTTTTACTTAATTTACTTATACAGTATAAGACATCTTGGCGTAGAAGTCAAGAAAAAAGTGCAGAAAAGAATCCTGCACTTTCAATAGGTTATAATTTTTCTTTATTTTTCGTTGATTTGTCTTTCAAATTCTCTCAAACGTTTGAACACACTCATTAACTCAATAAGTGTTGGCCACGCTCTAAAGAGATATTGCATTGAACCTTCAACTCTACCAAATGCTCTAATAATCTGTTGCATTACACCTAGTGTTACAACGCCGGCTACAATAGCTGGTGCTAGGAACACATAAGCACTTAATACGTTTGCTTGTAAGTATGTAATACGTCCTACATTAAAATACAAATAACGCAAATAAGACTTAAAGTGAATACCACGAACATCTGCAAATAATTCATCAATAGTTTTTGGTCTTACTGTCTCATCATCTTCTGCAATAACGAGTATCTTTCGGTATGCCGCTTCTTTCTTCTGTAAGTCATATTCTACACCCACAAGTCGTAGTAACCAACCTAGTGCGATTAAGAATAATGTTCCACCTACTGACCAAACAATAGCACCTGTAACAAGTCCATATTGCCAATCACCAAAGAAGAAGATAGGAATACCAACTGATAGTCCTAATAGAATAGGAACGAACTGAACTAGAACCATAATTGATTCAATAAAACTTGTACCTAGACCTTCCATAATTCTACTAAATTTAATAGTATCTTCTTGTACTCGTTGTGCGGCACCTTCAATAGTTCTAGCTTTGTCATAAACTGAATGATACCATTCTACCATTGCAGTACGCCATCTAAACAAATAGTGTGCTGTAAAGTAACTTACTACTACTGCGATACCTACATAGATAGCCGCTAAGTATAAGAAACTTGCTAAACTACCCCAATACTCACCTATGGTGATTGCATTGGGTGTTGCTAGGGCTTTCTGAATCATATCATAAAACTGACCGAACCATTCGTTAATTTTAACATCAATTTCGACTTGAACCCAAAGTGATGATAAAATTATTGCTGATCCTAACCAGGACCACAATGCCCATTTCTTTTCTGTGAAAAATCTAAACATAGTCTTTTCCTTTTATAAAATGCAGATTATTAACTGCATACAGAACTATTTATCCTAAATTTGTCTTGTATAATTCAAAATCGGATAAATACATTATAACAAGGAAAACCACATGCCAAGACTCAGTTTATACAAACCTTTTAAAGGAAATGATTATAAGTTTATGGATCACAGTATCCGTGAACAATTTGACATAGGCGGAACAGGTATACATGTACACAAATACCTAGGACCCGATGTACAACAAGGTAATAATGACCCTAGTGAACCAAACTACGGCAGTGGATTAGAAATTGACAATATCACTGGAGAAGAAATTAATCCCGAAGGCTTAATTGACGAAACAAACATACAAGACTTATTGTTTATGGAAAACAGAGATCGTAAATACGATCCTGATGTTTTTGAACTACGTGGCGTATATAATGTAAGTGACAATGACTTTGATTTAACACAATTTGGTTTGTTTTTAACAAACGATACATTGTTTATTAGTTTTCATATTAATGATATGGTAGAACGTATGGGGCGTAGACTTATGCCCGGTGATGTAATTGAATTACCTCATTTGCGTGATGAATTATTACTTACCAATGACAGAGAGGCTATTAATAAGTTTTATGTTGTGCAAGATGCTGCAAGAGGAAGTGAAGGTTTTTCACAAACTTGGTATCCACACATTTGGCGTGTTAAAGTAGCACCACTAACAGATACACAAGAATACGCAGATATACTTGGTACTGCTAGTGATCCGGATAGTCTTAAAAATGATGTTAGTTCTTACAAAACAGAACTTAACATTAGTAATGCTATTGTGGCTTCTGCAGAAGCGGCCAATCCAAATAACTTACCACTAGCTGATCATTTATTTGGACAAGCAGACGATAGTACAACATATGAACACGGTGAAGTATTGCAACAAGGTGATCAGTTTCCTGCTCAACCAAACGAAGGTGAGTATTTTGTAAGAACAGATTTTACGCCTAACAGACTTTTTGTTAGACGAGGTAATAAATGGCATAGATTATATGATAATGTTAACGACCAAACATGGAGTGATAGAACTTATAATGCAAGTAGCTTTATTAATAATAATTCTACTAGTGTCGTTAATAACCAAGAACAACCTGAGAAACAAGCACTATCTCAGGTAATTAAACCAAAGAGTGATTTTGAATAATGGCACAACAATACTTTTACGATAAACAAATTAGAAGATACATTCAGCAGTTTATAAGACTGTTCAGTGGTTTTAGTGTACAAATGGGTAAGAACGAAAACAACCTTTCCATATACCAACAAGTACCAGTACGTTACGGTGATATAAACAGAATGGCGGCACATATAACTAGAGAAAATTCAGAAAACGTTATGAATACCGTGCCATTTATAAGTTGCTATGTGACTTCGTTAGATATGCTATCAGAAAGACGTACATACCAAGATCACGTAGACAAAGTTCAAGTAAACGAAAAAAAGTATGATCAGACTACAGGTGAATATACTAATGAGCTAGGAAATCAGTATACTATCGAGAGACATGCACCTGTTCCTTATAAACTAATAATGAACTGTGACATTTGGACATCAAACACAGACCAAAAACTACAATTAATGGAACAAATACTAGTGTTGTTTAACCCAACACTTGATATAAGGACTAACAGTAGTCCAGTTGATTGGACTGCTTTGAGCATGGTAGAATTAACAAATACAACATGGAGTACAAGAAGTGTCGGATCAAGTATTGACGATATTATTGACGTTGCAACATTAACATTTGACATTCCTATATACATTACTCCGCCTGCTAAAGTAAAACAACAAAAACTTATTCATACAATTATTAATGAATTATATAGCTTAGATGATGATGACTTAGATAGCTTTAAAAGTAACGAATCATTTAATACTGAAACATTAAAATATACAATTGTTACATATGAAGATAAAAAAGTTAAGTATGAGAATGACACGATGCAATTATTAAATAATCAAGGTTCTAATTTAGACACCAACGGAGAAATCTTAAGTTGGAGCAAAGAACTAACTCCATTTGGAACATTACGTGACGGAATAAGTCAAGTGAGATTACGAAAGGGAGCAGATCCATCAGACAATGATGATGATATAGTTGGACGATTAGAAGCACATCCAAGCGATCCTAATTTACTAAATGTTACTATAGATACTGCAACGTTAAGAACAAATACTCTTCAACCAATTGACGGTGTTGTTGACCCTAGCAAAAATTACCCAGGAGACGGAAGTGTTCCTAGTGTTGTTTCTGGTCAAAGATATGTTGTTTTAAATGATTGCCCAGTGTCAGCACAATGGACTAATGTAGTTGCTAATAAAAATGATATAATCGAATATAATGGATCAAGTTGGGTTGTGAGCTTTGATAGTTCTACAATAAATGATACACAATACGTAACAAATGTTTCAAGTGATGATCAATTGGAATGGAATGGCACAGATTGGATTAATAGCTATGAAGGAATTTATAATTCTGGATACTGGCGAATATATCTGTAATACAGATGACCCGTGTGACGATTGTACCCATTGGATAGGACATATATGATAACAGCAAGTGGATGTATATTTTTAAGTATAGATACTGGCAGAGTAATGCTACAACAAAGAAGTGGTGAGGTTAATCATCCTAGAACATGGGGCTTTTTTGGTGGTAAATCTGAAGGTAACGAAAGACCTATAGAAACGCTATATAGAGAAATTGAAGAAGAAGTTGGTTTAGTTCCATCTATAGAAAAAGTTATTCCCATAAATAAATTTACCAGTCCAAATAAAAAATTTGTGTACAATAGTTTTGTTGTTACAGTACAAGACGAATTTATACCCGTACTAAACAATGAAAGTGACGGGTATTGTTGGGTTAAAATTGGAAACTGGCCCAGACCAGTACATCCTGGTGCAAAGATACAGTTTAACTCAAAACAATTTGTTAAGAAACTTAAAACTGTACTTGCACATCAGATTAAAAAATAGAAATATTAAGTTATTTTCTTTTTCATAGAAGCAACAAACTGCTCACGTAACCATTCAAAATCATTAATTTT